GTTGTCAGCGGCAGTGATAGCGCTGTTTGCAAATCGCAGCATAGAAGCTGCGGCTGCAGACACTCCCAGCCCTGCAAGAATCCCCCGCATGCTAGTCAGCGAGCCAATCAACTTCTTGCCTGACTGGCTGGCCTTTTCTGTTGCCCTTCCGAACTTGCTAGTCTGCTGGGTTGCGCCCTTGCCGCTTTTCTTAAAACGGTCAAAGTCCTTGTCGGCTTGCCTGACCTGCCGAGAATCAACTTCTACTTGTAGACGGGCAACATCAACCACTTGGCTTTTTCCTTCTATTGGTAATAGCTTTGAAGGTAGACGATACCTTATCTGCTACTTTTTCTCTGTCTATTTGTTCTGGGTCTGTCCAAGGTGGTGGGCAGGCTTTATCTTCTGATTTTTGCTGCTGGTTTAGATAAGCTATTGATAGATGGCGAAGTGCGTCCGCCTCTTTAGGCTCTAGTTCAATGCCTTGCAATTCTGCCCAAGATTTGATTGCTTGCCAATCTAGTGGTGTGGCCCCCATCGGGGAGAATGTGACAGGGCCAGCCTCAAACAACCATTGGATGATGTATAAGACTTCGCCCGGATCGGGCATAGGCCCGTAATAGTAGTCGGCTCTAGGATGAGACTGCCCCTCTGGGGCTGTGTCTAGGTAAGCCTTAAACTTTACGAAGGTTTCTGCCCATCCGAGCTGCTCGGAAAAAAATTGGCCCGATCCCCCTGAAAAGCGTCAATCTGTTCGGCAATCCAGGGGTACTCCGAGTACACCTTGCGAGCATTGTCTTCAGTACACTTGAGGGGTTCGTCAAGTTCTAAGTTGCCCCAGTCAAGGGTCAGCGCCACCCGCGTCTCTAGTGCCTCCTTCTCAAGCGTGTCGATGTCAACATCCGAGATGTTACGCTTGCCCCGAAGAAGGCGCTGGATTTGCGCCCGACGCTGCTTGGCTAGCTTGGAATCCGGCCCTGCCACTTTGATCCAAGCATCCGTCTTTTCGCCAGTAACAGGGTGCTCAATGTAAACCACCGCACCCTCGTTCGACCCCTCAACTGAGTTGAAATCGCTTAGTTTCATAATCAAGACCTCTGGTCTTTACAAGCCAAAAAGGTCTAGTCACAAACTAGACAGACTTATGGCCTTTTGAAGTAAAGAATGTAGCTAGATTTTTAATGTTAGATAGTTAGTAATTAAAATAATAATTAATTAACATCTGTCTATCTGTGCGATGCGTTGCTTGTAAGCATCGCTAAATCTGTAGCTACAGTATAGCATACTTTTCTAGACTTGTAAAGCCCTATCTATTAAGGACTAGGTGCTACTTCTACAATCTCGTCAGTGATCTCGATAGTAACGCTTGCAGTCGTGATCTGGTCAACACTACCGACGTTGGAAGTGTAGCTCATTACCTGAGCAGCGAAGTATAGCTCGGTGCCATCCTGAAGGGTGACGTTGAAGCTGTAGTTGTCATCGCTGTCAAGGGCGTCCTGAAGAAGCGTCTGCCCCGCGTCGCTAGGTACGCGAGCAACAGTCATAGCGATTGAGCCATCGTTGTAGCTGCCCTTGCGCTTGACTGTCTGGCGGTCGCCCAGCGGGTTATGCGTCACAAGGCTGTACTCACGACCGAACTCGCCAAGATCAGTGACCTCGCCAATAAGTTCAAAAGTGAGCGCCTCAAACCCTGTAGGATCATAAGTGCTGGGTGCGTCGGATACGATGCCGATAGTGGTTCCTGCTGATGTAAATGCGCCTGATGCCATCTTCTATCTCCTAGTGGTTATAGGTCAGTATTTTTATCTACTGCTTGCTTGAGAATTGCACGGGCCTCTCTGAGTGTGCGCCGCATCATCCCGTTCGGTGCTTGAGTTGACCAGCCATACTCTAGCCGCTCAATGTAAGGTACGTTGTTTGTCAGATAGTAAATGTTGCCCGGAATCTGATTCTGTATCGCTAGTAGCTGGTTGTTGCCGCTGTTTTGATCTGTGCTGTTTACTTCGGCTTGTTCAGGTGTGCCAATCGAGGGTATCCAGTTAGCCCTCGCTGTGCCGCCCACATAGCCCGGTGGTGCGCTGCTCTCCCAAAGTGAAGGGTTGCCTACAGGGGTACGCTCAATAATCTTCTGTGAAACACCTACAACGTAGTCAGTGACTACCTGATCTATCGTTTCGCCTGATTGCTCTGCGAACCTTGCGATCTGGTCAGAAAAGTTATTACTAGCCATTGTCAAAATAGCGCCAGTTGATTGATACAGGAATTACATACCAAACATCATCAAACTGTGCAGGGCCATAATTAACAGCCTCAATGAATACATCACCAATCTTGCCTTGGCCTGCGAAGTGGCTGCGTAGATCGTCAGCCATGTCTTGTGCTGTGCCTGGGCCACTACCAATAGGGGCTGCCACTGATACCTGATAGATACCGGGCGTCTCCTGCCCGTAGCCCATGCTATACAAAGCGCCATCGGCAGGCAGATAAGAGACTTGCAGATGCACCTTTGTAGTATCGGGTGTGAACTCAACATTAGGCCAAGCCACATCAGGCAGATTAGGCATTGAGGCAAGATGCTGGTCTAGTTGTGATGCTACATACCTAAGCATTTATTACTGCCTCGCCTGCGCGATGTAAATTACAGCTAGGTTGGCTGGCTGCAAGGGGTTTACATCTAGGATGCGCCACTCTGTGCCGTTCTTCGTCACCTTGTCCCCGATCTCTACCTCACCGGATACAATAAGCCTAGCATCGCCGCGCTGGACTGCCGTCCCATCAATCTCTTGATTGCGGTACTCCGTCCACACAACGTCTCTATTGAACGATTCAGTCGTGCTGGTGGTCTGGCCCGTAGAAGGGTCAAAAGTCTCTCCAGTTTCCCGAGAGAAAGCGAGAGCAGCACCGAAGCTATTAATCAGCCGGTCTGCCGTGCCCTTTGTTTTTGTGTAGTCAAAAGACACTTATTAAGCCCTCGTTACATTGACGATGTTAGTGCTTGCGCCGCCTGACCCAGCGAGATACTTGCGCAATTTCAGTCTGACCATCGGGTCAAAGCTGCGATTGCCTGAACCGTCTTGGTATTCAACGGAAATGGTGTCCACGCTTTCCGACTTAATGCCGGGCGTTACAGTGGCAAATGGGCTGTTGCCTTGCTCAATAGCAATGGCCGTCTGCATCTCAGCTTCTTTAATGCCTAGAGGAACTGTGTTCTTGTCTAGTTCAACAGCGTCCACATAAGCGTTCTTGCGGGGCCACTGATCTGCCTGATTGTCGTCTGTCTTCTGCCCAATATACTCAAGGCTTTCAATGTAGTCGTGGGCAAGAGTAAGCAGTTCTAGCTCAGTGCCGCTAAGTGTAATGCCGCGATCAGAGGCGTAGGTTGTCAATTCTGATTCTGTTGCGTATGCCATCTTTTAACCTCTGTAGCCGCTTGCCCTAATTGCTCGCCCTTGTCGCTCTGCTCTGGCCTTAGCACCGCGCCCTACATAGCAAGTGCCTGACTGCCCCCATTTGTAACCTGAACGCCCGTTCTTTTGGCAACGCTGGACTGGCATTAGATTTCTTCCCACCTTGCTCGGAACACGCCTTCTGCGTTGGCGCTCCCTGTGCTAATAAGCCGAATGTAGAATGTTCCTGGCGCAAAGCCGAGAGGGCGCTCTTCTGTGGCTGTGGTTTCTCTAGCCTGCCTAGCAGGGCTGCCAGCAACCAAGAGGATCACATCGCTGACTGTGCCGCCTGTGTGAGTCCCGCCGTTAACCATCGTGACGCTTGGCGTGAGAACGGGCGATGCCGTGGTTCGGTTAGTCTGGAAGATAGGCAGCTCGCTTGAGAAGTCGTCTCCGTCAGTACCGCCTGTAACAAGTTCAATTCTTAGTGACCCTAGAACAAGCGAAGCGCCGAAAACTTCTACGATTGAATCGGAAGTTGATGTGACCTTGATTGTTTCTGTCTGCCCAGCAGGAATATCAAAGTCCTTAAAGACGCGAAACTCACGGCCTTCGAAGAAGGATGTCTTGCCCACTTCATGCTTAATTCTACGAGTGTCAAACTTCCTGCTAGTGAGAAGATCGCTGGGGCCAAATTGATCGACAGTGTAAGTCACGACTCGTTACTTTCCTTCCGATCCTTGCGTCTCTGCTGTGCGTAGTACGCTCGAAACGCTCTGCTCCCCGGCCTCGCGAACGTCCTCAGTCCGGGCAGATCGGCGTTTTCCCTTACTTTTGGGTTGCGCTTTGGCATTCTTTACCGCCTCTCGCTGCTCGCGCTTGACGCGCTGTAAGGTTTCAAAGTCAATTATCATGTTTGGCTCTAGGCCATCTTTATTCGCCATTTCCAATAAAACCCTTTTATGTGTTAAGTGGCATAGCCCCTCCGAAGAGGGGCCAGCCTTAGCGTCACCGCTTTAGTTGGTGACGAGGAACGCAAGTGGGATGTTCTTGCGCTCAATCACGCGGTCAACAGTAGATGCCGTAGCAAGCTCTGACTGCGTGAAGGAGACACCTGATGGGGTGCCAGTAGCCTGGAAGCCGAACGGATGCAGAATCCAGGTGTTACGAACCCAAAGGGTTTCGACGCCACCGCCGTCGCCCTGATCGGCATAACGCTCGATCTCGACAGGCACCTCGGGGTTGCCTACGCCGTAACCGAAAGCACCAGCGCCGAACAGTACAGAGGTGTACTTGAACCCGTCAGTGCCACCAGCCTCGACGTTCATGCCATCATCAACGATGACGCGAAGGCCAAGGTAAGTTGGGATCGTCAGGCGTCCCTCAGAGTCAGGAATGAAGTCGATGTCATCATTCTTGACCATCTGAGCATAAACTGCACTGTGAACAGAGATAGCAGTCAGTTCATCGTAACGATCACCAAGCGTATTGGTGGCCTCTACAAAGGCGTCACGGTTGAACTTAGTCCCTGCGTCCTGACCAGAGATGCTCTCTGAGGCAACATCAACAACCATATCACCGCCATCGTTGGCGACGTTATCGGCGATGATGCCGTTGGTGGTGGCGATAAGGCGACGCTGCCACTGACGCTCAAAGTAACGATCCGTGCGGTTACGAACCTGATCAATAGCACGGGCACCCAGAGCAAGCTCTGAAGCCAGATCGGCAGCCTGCCAGCCCTGGTTCACGAACGCCTTGCGGGCAACCTGCTCGCCCTGCACAACCTTCTGAGGCGTAGCAGTGCTGCTTGGGTCGTCGCTGCTGTAGTTGACCTCTACGCTGCCATCAAGGTCTTTCCAGAAAGGAAGTTCGGCAGTTTTACCGGCAGCCCCAGCAAGCTCATCTAGAAGTGCGTTACGAGTAACAACACCGCTGTCAAAGAAAGCAGTCTTTTCGGGGCCGTTTACCGGCGGGAGGTCGCGGAATACTGTGACATCAATGATGTCGCTTAGTCGAGTAGTAGCCATTATGAAAGTCTCCTATTATTGGCCGTAAAACTCATCTCGAATACGCTGATACTCAGTTGGGTTCTCTGCCCGAAGATTGCTGAGTTCTGCGCCTGTCATTTCGGAAAATGATTTAGTTGCTACGGCCCCGCCGTTCTGTTGACCTGCGGCTCCACCGCCTGTCGCCCCACTCCCATCGACTAGGAATGGATATTTCTCACGAAGGTGGGAAAGAATCTTGTCTTTCTCTACCGGCACACCGCCTAATTCAAAAGTAACTCCGTCATCTGAATACTTGGCGTATTGTGCTACTTTCTCTTGCAGCAGTTCACTACGCGATGTGTCGCGGGTGAGTTCAGCCGCCAGTTTGGTGGCCTCGGTCTGCACTGTCTGCTTCTGGATGCGCTGCTTGAACTCTTCGTATGATTCCTGGAGTTCTCGCTTCGCCTCCTGCTCGCGCTCGTACAGTTCGCGGAACTGCTCTTTCTCCTTGAGACGCTCTTCTTCCTGCTGTTTCTGCTGCTCTTCTAGCTCCTTGGCTCGCTGAGATGCAGATTTCTTTTCACCGAGAAGCTCGTCTACCTTGTTCTTCAGGCCGGATGTCTGCTCTTCGATCATCCGCTGCACTTCTTCCTGAGTGTAAGTCTTGCCGCCCTCGGTGGGTGCGCCTTCTGCTGGAGTAGGATTGTCGTTTTCGTCTGCCATAGTTATAAGCCCCTAGCTTATCGTTGATTTCCGGCCTCAAGCCGGGTTAGTCTGCTGGCTGGGCTTTCTGCCAAGCCAACGGATTCTTTTCTCTTAATTCTTGCAAGCTGATCTCTGCGCCATCTGCATCAATAAATGCTTTAGCGTCTAGCCCGCCTTGCTCAAACAATTCGTACTTAGCCTGGCCATCGCGGTACTTGCGGAAGAACTCGCGCTTGAAGTCAGCCGGTTGGCCCCTGAGCCATCCGCTGAATGTCTTATTGCTTGTAACCTGCTCTACACCATCTGCGCCTACGGCTGGCCTGCTGCCTTCCATGCCTGACAGCACTGACCCTTCTCGCGGCACTGCTACTCGCAAGGAGCGGCAGTTGTAATGGAGCGGAGGCTTTGGGCCTACACCGACTTCGTAGATATTGCCATCAAGTCCTGAGCAAGTTGGTGTAGTCCTAGCGTCAAGTGTAGCAAGATACTTTTCGCCGCCAATCTTGTCGCTGTTCTCTTCTGAGAACTCTTTTCGCGCTACACCAGCAGCGTGATTAACTGCTGTCTGCACTACTGTCCGGGCCTGCGCCCGAGTCCTGCCCCTGACTTTCTGACTGACCCTGGCAGCAATCTGATCTGTTGTATCTCCAGCAATAAAGCCAGTTGAGATCAGGTTCTTGATCTCTTTTGTGTTGCTCTTGCTGAAAGTCTCAACCATCTGGTTGACAGTCATAGTCTGCTTTGTATTGCCTATCAAAAGCTCTGTAGGCGTCGAGGTGACTGCTGACTGCACCTTCTCAATCGGTGGCACAGTAGTCTCTACATTCAGCACTTGATCTAGCGTCTCTTTCTGGAACTCGATCTCACCATCAGTGAACTCGTTGAGACGCTCTGTAAGGCGCTGTGAGATGTTTTCTCTGCCACCTTGTAGGATTGACTCAACTGATGCTAGTACGGTGCCTAGACGCTTTCTCTGAAACTCTGTCGGTACATCAGCGATGCGGCTGTTAATGTCAGCCCTTAACTGCTCAAGCACTTCGTCAAGTTCTTTAGAGATTCCTCGGCTCGCCCTTTGAACCATGACCTGCCGCCTAGTCGCTGCATCTGCTAGAAAGTCATTGGCAGACATGGCTAGACAATGCTCTGGTCAGCGTTCTCACCGTCAATATCTTCATCCCCCATATCGTCGGGGATGTGTATGCGACCCCTGCGGATGCTATCGCGCTGAATCGAGCGGGAGATAACGCCAGTATCACCTAGCTGAATAAGCGCCATAAGCTGCTGTGCATCAAGGCTCTGCTCAAAGAAGTCAGTGTTGAGTTGATACTCAATATCTTCAATGTTCTGCCTGATGCCCATAAACAGCGCAACATCCATCAGTGCGCCTGTCAGCGCGTATGACAGATTATTGACTACCTGATCCAGCGTACTGCTCTCTGCACTAGCGTTGATCCGTGCGGCCTCTGCTGTCTCTTGTGGGCCATTGCGCTGGATGATCCTAGCGCCGATGCCCACCATCTCTTTTTCTTTCGCTTCTTTAAGCTGAACAAGCAGACTGCGCTCTTCAGGCTGCACAAGTTCCACACTGCCGCCCTGAGTAATGATCCCGCTACGGCTGCCAAGCTGGACACCGCTCGGGTTCTGCTCTGCGAATACTTCGGGATTAGTGTCCCCGATATTCAGATGCAGCGTAGGCTGCCCGCAGATGAAACCTGCCTCTTCTAGATCAGCGTTGTTTCTATAGTGTGCTACGTTAAGCACTGCTAGATCGTAGAGTGGCGCGTCGTCAATATCCGGGAGATTGTTCTCGCTACCGATGACATACAGCGGGATGTGGTCAAATGGCTGACCACCCGCCATACGAGGCACAAACTCTTCAGTCTTGGCCTGCCCCCCATCATCGTATACTTGCTGCGTATACACGCCATCTCTGAGACGGAGAACGCGGTAGTTCTTGACAACATCGTGATCGAACTCGTTGGTGTTTGTCTCATCCTGCACCAACTCAACGAGCACCGCCAAAGTGAGTACACGCCGACCGTTAACCTTTTCGTACTTCCAGTTGATGAAAGACTCAGCGTGATAACTGAGG